GATAACTACCTTCTTAGTCTGTTGGATAGAAGGTATAATATCTTTGAAAAGATCAGTCATCGACTTCTTTAAAACTTTCCAATGTTGCGCGATCAGTCGGCAAAACAATTTCAGAAACATGAATTCCTTGAGGAGCAAGATACTTGTCTCTCCAGAATTCCCACTTACTTCTTGTGTTTTCCCATTCATTACTTTCTTTATGGCCTGGCTTAGGATGATATATCATAAGTACGACATTTTTATGAACATCAATTGCCTTACCTGTAGAATTTTTTACAAAGATATGCTTTTCGATCTGGGCTATAATAGAGTTGCCAGATGATGCTTTTATAATTTGTGTAGCATTAGGATGCAGCTTCTTCATCAAGTCTGTCATGCTGTTATAGTATTTCTTAACGATAGGCTCTTTCTTAACATTCTCATCAGAGAATGCAACAAAATTATTATTGTGTCCAGTATTAGACCTCTGAGCATACAACTTTTTTGCTCTCTTTGTAATCTCACCTCTTTGAGAGGCATTCAGTCCGTATGATGTAAAAAGATCAACAAACATAGGATGATTAAACATAGGTTTATCCTTGCTTGTATAAAGCTTCTCAGATATAATCGTATTCACAACGAAGTTTGCATAATCATCATAGCTATTATGCTTTTGAGTCTTGCCCTCTTGCTTATTACACATTAATCCAAATGCTTGGATTTCTGGACTAGTGAAATTTGACCATTCATTATATGGTATCTCTATGGCATATAGACCATTCATTGTCGCAACATTAATTGCAGCCCGAGTTCTCTGATTGCCAGAGATAATTTTTCCCGGCATGTTTGTATCTTTGTCCATCAACATGAGAATAGGATCTGTAAATTCAGCCTTTTGACCATTAAAGATCAACTTCAATTCGTTGATATAGTTATCATCTCTCATGTCTCCTCTCACCTGAATAAAGTGGCCACCAGACAATAGCATATTCAACTTTTCTTTGTTATAGAAAGTTTTAGGATAAACATCTGTTAATGAGTTTTCAAAAACCTTAGTGATCTTTTCAAGATCGACAGAAAAGTCCTTACTAAATTTTCCTCCACCATTACTCTTGTTGTAATAAAGTGGATTCTTTACTGCGTTGACCTGCTTGAGCATACGAGTTTCCATTGTTGCCATCTCCTCTTTAGTTCCGGAATATAAAATATTATTAACAATCATAGGAGATGTTTCTAGATCAGATTTGAATTCTGAGTTAGTGCTGCTATGAAAATATTTTAGTGTATATACATCTTCTATCTGACCAGAATGCCATCCAAGATAATGTCGAACAATGGAAGTTACTGCATGTTGAACATCTACCCTATATAAGAAAGCTTCGTCGGACTGACTAGCATCTATACTATTATCTACGAAATAACGATCACTAATTTTAGTTTTTTGTTCGAATAACATATTATACCTCAGTTATATTCACAGTAGACCATTAGTTTTGCCATATAAGACATATTTCATCCTAATGAATTCAGGAGTTTCATTAGGATCGAAAAGCATCCAGGCACATCTACCTGTTCCATTACCATTAACAATTCTTCCACTCTCAGTCTCAAACTTGATAAGATCAGATACTATGTGCATATCTGTCATGTGCTTGACAACATCTTGTCTTGCTTTTGCAGCAATGTATTCAACTCTCATCAACAGAAGACAAGGTATTTTCCACTCAAACAACGATTTCTTAATCAGTTCATATCCTAGTGTGAAAGGAGGATTTGTGATAATACCGTCTATGTTATCAGGTTTTGGCATAGATGTAAAGTCATTTTTTATAACATCAGGTGATCTAGGATCAATATCTGTACCTAAGACAACATTGCTGAAGTGTCTTAGTATTCTTCCATCACCCGCGCAAGGTTCCCACCAATTCTTATCTTTTGATAAGAGAGGTCTAGCCAGCTCTATTGCTTCGTGTGGTGTAGGATAATATTCATTTTTTTCTTTTTGTTTCCTGTTTCTCACAGTAAGCACACCTTATCTTTGTCAATTATATTTGATGAAGTCTGTAACATTTTTAACAGCATGTCTTCTTCAATTCGAATAACATCGTATCCGGCTTTTGTCGCTGGTTTTTTACTCCACTCGTCCGACAATTTTTGCAATCTCTCATTTATTTTTGCAACATTCTTCACATCTTTAACATAGTAACAACGCAGGGGCTCAAGGTCATCTTTACTCCAAACACTGAATATGTAAGCTTGATGTTTGATCAGCCCCTTTGCGTGAAAGGCAAAATTGGTTTTTCCATAAGAACCATTTTTCTTCTTCGCAACTTTGCTGCACTTGCTTTCAATTTTTACTGTTACGCCATCAATTATGGTATGACCATCCTCACCGTTTCGACTGAAATTGCAATTATAATTTGAGTCAACTTTTTTTATGATGTTGTAAAATGATGCTAAACTGATAGAGTCATTATCCAATATGTCTATCTTGTAATTTTTATATATATCGTTTCTTATCTTCTTAACAATCTCAATTGAGTTGTTAATCTTATCCAAAGATTCCGAGTCGAGATATTTTGAATTAGACATACTCACAGTCCACCATCAACTCAGTCAGACAAGCAACTAGATTGATTTCTTGATCAGCAACAAATGCAGCCTGATATTGATACTTTGAGATAATCACAACAGCTTGTGGAATACTCTCGGGCTTGAAATACTCATACAGACTATCATAGACCTTACGATAGATCCGCGCTGGTTCAATATCAGAATTGGCTACACACCACTTTCGCATATCACCGAAGTTCTTGTCCTTTAGAAACTTAACCAGCTCGGAAATTTTGCGAACATCTGAGAGTTGTGCAACAATGCCTGCATCCAAAGTGCCAGAAGAACTATACCGCTGTAGCTCATTAAGAGTACGGCGATAGTCAGGGAAGTACTTTTCGATAATCTTCGCAAGAACCGCCTTATCATAAGTGATACCTTCCAGTGTTAGTACATTTTCCATGCGCTTCATCAACTGCATGGCCATCTTGGCTTTCTCATCATTCTTCAATGCAAAGTCAATGACAGAACAACGAGAATGAAGAGCATCAATCAACTTGGACTTGAAGTTACAAGTGAAGATGAATGTACAGTTGGCAGAAAACTCTTCGATAGCACCACGCATTGCTGCTTGGGCATCTGGAGTCATATAGTCAGCCTCGTCTAGAATGATTACCTTCTTACCACCAGTCAGAGACACAGTGGATGCATAACCACGAATGGTAGTTCGCAGCATATCAATACCACGATTTTCAGAGGCATTGATATACAGATGATTGATACCAATCTCATCACACATGGCTTTCGCTACGGTTGTCTTACCAACACCAGCAGAACCAGTCAACATGAGATTTGGAATTTCTTGCTTCTCTACATATTCCTGAAACGGCTTCTTCAAACGATCAGGAAGAATACAATCAGCAATAGTCTTCGGGCGGTACTTCTCGACCCACAGGAAGGATTCGTTCGTCAATTTCATTCACCATCTTTTGAATTAGGAGTTTTGCACCTTCACCGCCAAGCTGCTGAACATAGATCATCTTGGCGGTAACCATCATGTTGGAAGCCAACATTAGCAAGTCTTCAACATTATCGCACATCATGATCTGCCTGTCAATAGGCTTCATGAGTTCATCCATTCGTGCTATTACATCTTTGGTCATTACTTTACCTTTTTCCATTTTATGCCGAAGCAAAGCTCTTGCATCTTACGATGGAACCAATTGGGTTCTTGCCCTTCACGAGGAGTCCAGACAACACCCATTGGCCCACCAAAGACTTGACATTGCCAATTAGAAGCTTTTGGAGTAGTAAAAGTTACATACTCTCCTGATCTTACCGTATAGATTGATGAGTTAGCAGACCCTTTCAAAATTTTTGGCACATCTTCAAAAGATATCTGCTTTGGATCTTGATCAGGATAACGATACTCAGTCATTACTTCATCACGGCGTCATAGAATTCTTCGAACTGACGGTTCTCTTCCTGCTCTTCAGCATAGTTGGACTTGTAGTAGACCTTGGCCATACGGCGAATGATCTTCTTGTCCACACCAGTCTTATCAACAGCACCATCCAATGCGCTCTTCTGGAAGTCTCGCTCAGAAGCCACGCGCGTCATGCTATCGTTCATTTCACGAATAGCATTCTTCAAATCTGTCTTCTGAGTTTCGGTGAGAGAATTGATACTCACGAAAGGCTTATTGTGTCCGATACCAGCCATATTACTTTGTCTCCAATGCGATGAAATACTTGATCTTGTCCTTGAATACGCCACTCGTAGAAGTGAACTTGGCAAATGCGCCAAGCTGCATCTCTACATCATAGTCACCAGGAACAAGCTTGATGTTATCAACCTTAAACGATGCGGTAAAATCTTCACCCTTATAATCGTTCAGCTTGAATGAAGCCGAGTTCGAAGTATCGTTGGCTTTCTCATGGGTCTGCAAACGAATTTCACCATTCTTACCAACAACGGAAAGATGAGTGAGATTGTTCATAGCTGCCAAACGAAGAAGCTTGGTCAGAATGGCATTTGTGAGAGTGAAGCTAACATCGACCTGCTTAAGCTTCAACTCCTTGTCGGGAGGGGATACGATAAGATTTGGCGAACAAGAATAATAATTGAAGGCGATATCGCCATCATTCATCATTACAGAGTTTTCCGTGAAGCTCAAATCAGGATTTCCAAGAGTAGAAACATTACCCAGGAACTGATTTAGATCATAGATACCAAACTGTGACGGAATGGCATCTTCAAGTTCAACTTCAACAAGAATGGACTTCTCAGGGGAAATAGTCTTCTGGACATTTCCCTTCTGCAAGACAAGTCCGGAATTGATTGCAGAAAAGTTCTTCAATACACTCAGGGTGTTTTCACTAATCTTCATAATATATTCTCCAGTGTTTTTAGTTTAGGCTGCTAGTATAGCAGGCTTTTGCGGGCCTGTAAAGACTTTTAGCATGTGACCGATGTCAGCTTCAAGCATGGAAATGCTTCCATTGTTATCAAGCTGATAATCCATAATCTGACCTGCCCATGCCCATTCCGAATAGTGGACTTTGTATTGGTCTACCATCGCATCTTCGGCAGCAGACTTTCGAGAAATCTGTTCGTGAGTTTCAGCTTTCTTGTTAGCAGTAACAGCAGTATCGTACCATTCAGGATCAGCACCGCGGCAAACACGGACAGCAAAGCCGCCCTTTGATCGCATCCATTCGATTTCATTTGGGAATCGAACATCAGCAATAACTACATTCTTATACATTTCCATCTTACGCTCAAGCGCATAGACCCAAACATCCTTATGAAATACATCACGACCGGCTTCGGTACCCATTAGCTGTAGAGCAAGGCGAGGAGAGAAATCATAGCCAAACTTTGTCGACCACCATTCGTCCTTAGTCTCGCGGAAACTACGGCTTTCATCCGTATCACCTTCGAGGAGAGACCGCTGCCATCCGAAGATGGCAGCAGTGGCATCCTTAACAGCATCCGCAAATGAAAGCTTTACGAAGCCGTGTTTCTCAACTAGAATATCAGCCGCAGTTCCTTTACCACTACCGATAAAACCAATTACACCAATGATCATTATAGATTTCCTGTATGATTAGCGATTGATTGCATATTGCCAGTGAAGGCATAAGAGCCAACATGCTGTGTCTTCATCCAAGGGCACAACCAAATCTGCCCGCCCATCTTTCTCCAGTACTGACAGAACATATAATCTTCTGAGAGATAGCGATGAGAGGCAGTCTTCTCTGCTTCCATAAACTTCTTAGCAGCTCCACTCACATCTTCACCATTTGAAGCCTTCAATACAAGGGAGTAAAGATCATCATATGTATATCCATTATCCATAACAGTGTCAAAGTATGCATGAATATAACGAGTGCCGTCAAAGTTTACTTGACCAATATGATCAGGCTTGTAGTTCTGCTTAGGATAAGCTTCTCTGAACTTATCAAAGACCTCTCTCTTGACCATCATGTAACCAGTACCAAGTTCAAGAACCTCAAGCGGCTCTCTTACATTGAACTGCTTCGTTCCTGGAACAGGATTGAAAACATAATCACCTACAAGATTTTCAAGTTCTCCTGGACCTATTGCAGGATTCTTTGCCATTGCTGTTG